CGGGTGCCACGCAGAAGGTGGGCGGTCTTACCAGCGCTATCGCAGGCATGATCCCGCAGCTTGCCATTGCGGCTACAACAATGGAGGTGCTGCGCCAGAGCGTATCAACGGCATTTGAGCGCGGCGGTGCTGAACAGAGATTGCGCAACCTCACATCATCAACTGGTGAGTTCAACGCTGCGATTGCATCCGCAACTGGAGCATCGGCCAAGTTCGGCATTTCGCAGACAGAGGCCACGGTAGCATTGGCCGATGTCTATGGCCGACTAAAAGGTGTTGGCTTTGGCCTCAAAGAGACTACCCAGATCTACGAGGGATTTAATGTAGCCGCCAAGCAGTCTGGGATCAGCGGCGCCGATGCTGCCGGTGTTTTCTTCCAGCTCAGCCAGGCCCTAGGCAAAGGCAAATTGAACGGTGATGAGTTTGTCAGTGTTTCTGAGCGCATGCCTCAGCTGCTTGATCTGATCGCTCAATCAACAGGCCGCTCGCGTGGTGAATTGCAGCAGATGGCCCAGCAGGGCGAGATTACGAGTGATGTCCTTTATAGGGCATTGGCAACTGCAGCAGAGGGCTCAGGTGACTTGAATGCAAAGTTGACAGAACAGCAGCGCACCATGGGCAAGCTGGCCCAGGTTACGGATCAACTAAAAGCCCAGATAGGCAATGTGTTTGCGCCGGTTGTTGTTGCTGGTGCGCAAGGCTTGGCTGTCATCGGTGAGAAGCTATCCGAATGGTGGGGATACCTTGGATCGCAAGTGTTCCCCAAGTTGCTTAAGGCGCTCAAGCCAGCTATTGATGAGTTCAGGAAGCTATGGACAGCGATCCCATGGAGCACCATCCTTGGATATTTGCAAGGATCAATCATCCTGGCGCTGAATAGGATCATCGGTGTAGTCAGGGTGATGGCGCCTATTACTGCGTTCATTATCCGCAAGTTCCTTGAGCTTTCAAACAATCCGGTCTTCAAGTTCTTTGCTGAGCAGGCGGCAAAGCTAGTAGAAAGGATGGGCGTCACCAACAATGCAGTAGACGCATTCACTGCCAAGCAGGCTCAGGCACGCAATCAAGTCGCGCAGACTGTTGATGCCTATAGCTCGATGCCGCCCAAGATCGAGACAGCAGCCGAAAAGAATAAAGGACTGATTGCAGCTACCAATAGCGTGCTGAATAATCTGCGTGCTCAGCGGACTTCGCTTGATGCGCAGATTGCAGCTCTTGAGAGGGGCGCCACTATTACATCGGCAAGATTTGCGGCAGAAAAAGCAATTAATGATCTCAGAGGGGTTCAACTGGAGCGTGAGTATCAGCTTGCCAAAACTGCGCAGCAACGATTCAACATTGCAGTTGCGATATTTAATCAACAAGCGCAAGCTGCGGTTATCGAGTATCGCCAGGCACTAGACAACATTCGACTGGAGAAGATCAAAGGCGAGTTACAGCTTCAATCTGCCAGGCTTAAATACGATGAGATCCGCGCAGAAGGATTCCTTCAGATCCTGAAAGCAAAGAACGTTGAGGAAGAGACCGCCAAACGCCAGAAGCTAGGGGAAGCACTGCAAGCGCAAAATGCGGTCATAGACTCTACTGCCGACCAAGTTGCGGCGAATAAAGAGTTAAACAGGTATCAGGCAATCACAGCAGAGGCGCAATACAATGCAAAGATCCTCACCGCTCAAACCGCGCTAGAGCAGAAGCTAGTCAGCGGTGAGATTGGCTTAACGCAAGCCTCAGCGCTGGAGGTGTCCCGAAGCCTGGCAAACGCTTATTCGTCATCGCAGTTTATGGCTCAGGCTACGAGTAGTATTGCCATCAATAGCGATAAGTCTGCAGGCAATTTCATCAGGGTAGCCACCAATGCTGAAGTGGCTGCCACCAAAATCAGAGAAGCAGCTGATGCACAAGAACGACTGAACGGATTAAGAGGACAAGCTACAACATCGACAGTCAGAGGAAAGACCCCGGTCAAGCGATTCGCTCAAGGTGGCTTCGTAAGCCGCCCGACACTTGGCCTTATCGGTGAAGCCGGTGAATCCGAGTACATCGTGCCCGAATCCAAGGCAGCAGGATTCGTGTCAAATTACCTGTCTGGAGTGCGCGGGGCGTCCGCAGTTGCAGCGACACCTACCGGATCGACGGGTGGTAGCACTACGATCAACGTAACTACCGGCCCGGTGATGGAGTTCGACGGCCAGCGCTATGTCACAGTGGCCGACATGGAGCGCGCTATGCGGCTGACCGCTGAAGGCGTGATCGGCCGGCTGCGTACACCGTCTGCACGTATCGCGCTGGGCATGGCCTGATGAGAGCACAAAGCCAATACCTCCGCATCTACGACGCTGCTGGTGTTACCTACCAGCGGTGGCAGAGCTACTACGCCAACACCAGCGTCACATGGTCGAGCGCCAGCTGGAACTACGTGCCGTTCATCGCTGATGGCATCACCGCCGGTAGTAGCGGTACTGAAGATTCGGTTTCTGTTACTGCTGCAGCGACCGGCCTGGTGTTGGATGCGCTCCTCGCTGCCATCAGCGATGGCCGCCTGGTGGATCTCAGCATCTACCAGTTCGATTCCACCGCCGACAACAACACACCGCAAGCTGGGCAGGAGCTGGTGGCTGCGTACACCGGCCAAGTGATTGGCGGCAATGGCGGATTGACTAGCCTGACCATACAACTCGGCTCGGCATTGTCTCCCGTTGGAGCGCAAGTGCCGCCGCGCCGGTTGACATTGGCGATCATGGGGCAGGGCATCAGGCAGTGAGCTTTCTCTCCTCCAGCGATCCACTGGCACTGCTGGCCATCCAGGCCGGTCAGATCAATGCACCAGCTGATGCAACCGCCGCGCAGGGCACCACAGAGCTAGATAGCCCGCAGCGGTTCGCGCAGATTGGCGAGCCGGTGCCGATCGTGTTTGCCCGGTTTCGCAACAGCAAAGGTGGCATCCTCATCAGTCCCGGCGCCACCGAAGCACGCTTCGAGAATGACGCCAGCAACAACGTCACCGCGTACTACATGCTGGTACTGAGCGAGGGCCAGCTCGACAGCATCCCGGTGAAGGATGTTTTTCAGCGTGCTTGCCGCGTTGGCGCACACACGCAGACCTATAACCGCAGGGCTGGCACCTGGACACCCGGCAACTTCTTGGTGCAGCGTGCCGGTAAGGATTTGCCCGAGGCGCCGTTCTTCTGCGGCACCGTCGGCAGCTACCCCGGCATCAGCACGCTCAGCTTCAACGTCACCATCCCTGACGGCTTCGATCAGTACAACCGCCAGGTGCATCTGTTCATCCGTGGGGGCATGGCCGTCACCCGGATCTACGACAGTGTGACTGGGCCCAGCGACAACTTTGCGGACCTGGTGAAGTGGCTGCTGGTCAATACCAGCAGGGTGCCAGCGGCGATGATCGACAACACCGCCCTGCTGGCAGCAGCCACGTTCCTTGAGGTGAACGGCTTCACCTGCAACCTTGAGATCCGCGAAAGTACCAACTACTCAGACCTCGCCGCCAGGCTGGCGCCCTATTTCCTGCTGGCTGAGAGCAGCGCAGGCGGCAAACGTGGGCTGCGGCCACTGCTGCCGGTGACTGCCGGCAGCGCCATCAAGACCACGGCGATCACGGCGGAATACACCTTCACCGAAGACACCGTGCTGCCCGGCACGCTGGAGATCAACTATCTGTCACTGGCGGACCGGCAGCCGTTCGTGGCGCAAGTGATCTGGCGCCAGCAGCTGGAGAGCGACATTGGCATCATCCGCACCGCTGAGGTGCGTTACAGCGGCACCGCCGAGACTGGGCCGTATGAGTCGCATGATCTCTCGACGTTCTGCACCAGCGAGGATCACGCCGTCAAGGTTGGCGCCTACATCCTGGCCAAGCGGCTCTACACCACGCACACCATCCGCTTTGCAGCCAGGCCGCAGGAGCACAACACGCTCATCAGCGCTGGCGACATCATCCGCGTGCAGCTGGCGCGTGATAACACCACCTACACCAACTCAGTGCATGACTACCTCTACCAGGTGGAGCGGATCACCAAGACACTGGCGGGTGATGTGAGCTATGAGGCTACACACTTCCCGATCGACGACCAAGGCCGCAGCCTGATCGCGTTGGATGTGGCTGCTGCTGTCGGCACCGGCATCATCCTGCCAAGTGGCCGCACCGGCGTGAGCTGTGATGTGAACTCCAGCAGCGACAACACCATCCCGGCTGAGACGTTCACGGCTGCTGATGGTGATGACCCACTGGAGCTATCACCTAGCGGCGGCGGACTGGGCTTCAACGATTCAGCGCCGACTGGCGACACCGGCAATGCTGATGATGGGTTGGACGCTTCAACGTCTTTCCCTCCAAACCCCCTATTCCCAGCAGACATTACGGCTGGTGTCGGTAGCACTTTGGCTCCGTACTATGGCCCTTACGGCCCGTGCGGCGTCAATCAAACCGAATCAATTACGTGGTTCAAGGACGGCACAAAGCTCGCAACAGTTACGTTTAACACTTCAGGCAATCCCATCAGCGTAGTGAATGAACCTGGGCAAGCAATGCCAACATGGCTCAACAGCACGTCACCTGGGATTCTGGCGATCGGTAGCACTCAGACTGGAGTTTATACATCAATCACAAAATGCTTTAACGGTTCTACATACGAAAGCTCTACAACAGGCGGCAGATCAGCCGCCGCCAATCAGTACATCTATCAAGATCAAGAGCTAACCATACTTGGGCCAGCGTCACCAGGCGTACTGGTTTGGTCAACGATGCTTGCTCTTAGCTATGGCTCACCTTCGTGGAGCACGGTAGACGGCAACATGTACAGGCTAGATGAAGCTGGCAATGTAGCCAGCAATGGCTCACTTGCCCCGAATGGTCGAGTGTCTCCACCGCAAATCAGAACATGGCGAATCTTTGAAATGATTGGCGGAGTGCAAACGCTTATCTATGACAGCGATCCAAACGCGCCGCCGTACGCTCCGTAATGGCTACCTTTCCTTCTCTGACGCCAGCCACACGCGCCTTCACGCCAGGTGAGTATCCGCACACGCCGTTCACCACCTACAACGGCCTGCAGAATCGCGTGCGTCATAGCAATGTGATGCTGAGCAGCTCAGTGCGGCTGAGTTTCATCGCCCTGGCTGAAGCTGACATGCTCAGCATCCTCAGCCACTACCAAGGCCGGTTCGGCAGCTTTGAGAGCTTTACCTTGCCGTCCAGCATCTGGAGCGGTGTCACCACCATCAGCGACTACGAGCTGACCAGTTACCGCTGGCGCTACACGGACCCGCCATCCGTGGATGACGTCTACTGCGGGCGCTATAACGTCGAACTGGCGCTTGAAACCGTGCCGCCTGATGGTGCGTTTGCCAGTGGCGCTGAGTTGGCAGTGATCATCACTCTGGCATTCGGCAGCGCCACTTCAACCAACGGCCTGCAGCAGAGTGTCACACTATCCATTGCTGGCGGCTCGGCTTCTCAAGTCATTGGCGGCGATGGTCTTCAGGAGAGCATCACGATCAGCCTCGTGGGTGGCACAGCTTCTGTGATTACTGGCGACGAGGCAAGCTTCTGGAGTGACTGGGCATTTACCAGCAGCGACATCTTCTTGTACGAGCAAGGAGCAGCAACCGAATCGCCTGCGTATTGGATGACGTGGCAAGCCTTGCCCGAAAGCTCTCCGCTGCTATTTGAAGATGCCACCTAGCTATCGCTAAGCTGGAAGCACACTGATTAGACGTTTGCAGTCTTGACGTTATGGCAGCCCCCAATATCAAGAGCGGCAGCTCCGTCACGACGGTCACCGGCAAGACCGTGGGCTACGCCGTCACCACCTCAATGGCTGCAGCGCTGAGCAATGGCTCCAGCAGCGGCAAGGTGCTGAAAATCAATTCGGTGTACTGCGCCAACGTGGACGGCACCGCAGCAGCCGACATCAGCCTGGAGCACTACAACGGCACGACGGGGTTTGCGATCGGCAAGACCATCGCCGTACCGGCTGACGCTACGCAGGTGCTCGTGACACGCGAGGCTTACATCTACTTGGAGGAAGGCCACAGCCTCCGCGCACAGGCCAGCGCCACTGGCGACCTGGAGCTGGTCATCTCCTATGAGGACATCAGCTGATGCTTGGCTTTAACGGTGGCTTAATGGGCGTCAGGCGGACGCCTACAACCAGCTCGGCATCGGGACTGTGGTTTCAGAATGAGCAGAGCGTGGCACAAAGGGCGGGGATTTGGCCTTTTCCTGGGGCATACACAGCAAGGTACTTTCGGTTAGCAAATTTTGCCAACACGGCACTTGATAGTGATACTTTAGACTTTGGCGAGATTGAAGTTTACGACGGCAACACTCTGCATACCGGAATTACATGCACAAGCAACATCACATGGGATGCCGGTCAAAATAGTTATCTTGTTGATGGCATTACAAGCACAGCCACCCGTTCGTACGTTCAAAGCTGGAGCAGCATACGGTCAACGGCGACAATCACACTGGATCTCGGCTCAACTAAAACCGTGAGCCACATAAAGATCTTTTGCCTCTACGGTGCAAGTAGATTTCCCGAATCTTTTGACCTACAAAGCTCGGCTGACAACACAAGTTACGGCTACGTTGCCACAGTAACAGTTGGAACTTTAACTTCTATAGGTGGTTTCGCTTATTCCAGCGCCAAGGTGGCCATTTAGTCATGCTCTACTCCCACCGCCAATCCATCCCAGCGCCCCTGCCGCATCGCATCCGCTTTGCGGACGGCAGCACCCGCACCGACAACAGCACCTTCACGCCTGACGAGCTGGAGCGTGC